TTTTCTGGGGTTGGCCATACTTTTAAAACAGGAGCAATTGTCTTATCTAAGAAGTATTGAGACGGTCTAGCTTGAGTTTCTTTGTTTGGTATATTTAAATATGCAGATCTACCAACCCTACTGATAGAAATGTCAGTTTGAACATTATTAACCGTTCTCCTGACTACCACGTCTAAAATATCTATTACATTAGAATTTAAAGTGTATTCAGCTGTTCCTTGAGTAACCGTTTGAGTATCTTGTTGAATTGTCCATTGGTTTAAGCCTCTGTTGGCCCATTCTGCAAGCATTAAATTAACGCTTCTTATTGCAGTTTTTAGATCATATCCTGTTCTTAATTCAAGACCACAACGTTCGTAAGCTTCTTCAATAAACTCTGTTACGTTTGGTTCAAAATCTGTACTATTTGAAGTTGCCATTTATTTCTCATATAAATTATTAAATGTAATTGATGGATCTAAATAACTTTCATGACCTTCAGCAGAATGCGCCCATTGTGACGGCTTAAAATCTGGAGGTCCTTCACCCGTAACCCACAACGCAGGACTTGTTGCCCTTACTCTGTTATTTGGCAAAGCAATCAAGTTACCTTTCCATTCACAATCCTCAGTTATATATAATACATGAGATTGTTTGTGTTGTGCAGGGTCATCTGCAATTTCATTATTAGTGTAATCAACCGTAAACAAATATTTAGCTGTATAAAATTCTGCTCCTATTTTTGCTAACCAAGGAGAAGAGCTTACCCTGTCCATTATTACAACCGAATGATCTCTTGATTCACAATCCCAAGGTTGAACTAAGTGATCTTCCATAGGTTTTGGAAAATCTTCCATAGGAATATCAGCAACTAATCCTTGAATAGGCATTCTGGCCCACATAGCGCCCCCGTGGATGTTTCCTTCGTCCCAGTCATCACAATTAGCCTCTTCTCCAGTAAATACAACCTGGAAGCTTAGAGATCTATCTGGAATGGTGTTTACGGCTATTGCAAGCGCATGTATGTACTCATCTTGGTACTTTTCGTGATTATGAGTAAATTCTCTCCTTACCCAGCATTTAAAATGCGGGATATTACTTATCAAATGCGGCACTAATTAACTTTGATCAGCTCTTCTTCTGTTTGCATTTCCTGCGACTACAGATCCACCCATAGATTTTTTCATCATGCTGCCACCCTTAGACTTTTTCATCATGCTTCCGCCTTTAGATTTTTTACCTTTTTTAACTGTTTTTTTCTTTGTATGAGCTTTTTTCTTAGGCATATTTAAATAAATACGATCTTCTGATACAGGCTCGTCTGGTCTAACTTTTGCATCAAGTCTTGCTTGAATTTTTGGATCTTTTTTTTCTTTTCCTGGCATATTTACTCCTAACTTATGGTTGTTACCTTTCTTTTATTATTCATCACTTTACCACATCCTTTAGCAATAAACCCACCATTAGATTTCTTGATTCTATTTTGCTTAGACATAGCTCTTTCTATAGCATCACCTCTTTTCTTTTCATAAGAAGTTTGAACACCATCATCCATACCAAATTTTTTACTCATAGGTCCTCCTGTGGACTTTTTTTGCCAGCTAATTCTTTCTGGTCCTTTTTTCTTTTTAGCCGCTGCGTTGCATTGAGCCTTTGTTGGTCTACATGCAGGGTATGGTCTTTTAGATTTTGTAGCTGACTTTCTACCACATGGTTTGCCAGTTTTACAGTCTATCCAACCTTTGCCTTTGTTGCGTGAAAACCATTTTTTTAAACCTTCTTCAGCCATTATCGTTTTCTATTATTCATAATGCAACCTTGACCTCTAATAGCCCCACCAGTTGCTTTTTTAACTCTACTTTTGTTGCCCCAGTTTTTAGCACCTACTTTACGGCATTTTACCAAAGCTCCGCTTGCATAAGCAGAGGGCCATACTTTATATCTTGATTTTACTTTATTATAACAAGCGTCTTTTTTACCTGCCATTAGCACTTCCACCTTCGTCTTGCTTGACGTATTCTTGAGTTAGGATCATTCCTAGTTTTAGCTGAACTTCTTTTAAGCTGTCCAAGAGATCTAGCGCAATAAGACTTACGTCTTTTAGCCGCTTTGCTCCCTTTTTTAACTTTGCCTGTTACAGCAGTTTTTAATTTAGATCCTGGATTAGCTTTACGATAGGCTTTTACACCTTTTGCTGTCATACCAGCGCCTTTTTTCGTAGGACGGTAATTAGCGCCTTTCCCTGTAGTGGTTCTTCGGATAGGTTTTGCTTTCCTTCGTGTTGCCATATTAATTAATATAGTAGCACCACAAGGATGCTACTACAAAGTTAAGATGTTAAGAATGAAAAACAGTTACTCTATCTATATTACTTAATACGACATGAATACCATCTTCAAACAAAACACCTGAGTCTGGAATGTTTAAAGTTTCAGTATCGTTTGCATTACAAGGAGCAATTAAAAGAGTGGTACCAGTAACAGAACCGTCTCTAAAAGTTACTGTACCGTCAGAAGTTCCTCCAGCAATAACATAACCTCTTAATCTAGATCTGCCTGCTTGCAAAACAGCTCCGCCTGTAGCGGCGCTAACGCTGGTAGCTGTTTTTACATCAGAACCTACAATTCTACCTGCCATTGTTTACTCCTATCTTTCTATCATTACATTAATGTAATCAATAGTCATAGTTTTTGCTGCTGCTTCACCATTTTGAATACCAAATGAAATAGTTAAGTCTTCATCATTTGGAAGGTTAGTATCTACAAGAACTAAAGGCTCTGCATTATTAACAGAGTAATGTACATTTGAAGTATTTGGGTCAATAAACCAACTTAAAGTAATAAATGTATCATTTGCCATAGTGGCGATACTTGAAGCTGTAGTAGCGGTATTGTTTTTCTCAACAGAAAGATCAACTGTTGCTGCTCCATCTGCACTAATGAAATAAACACCGTCTGTTACATCAAGAGGAGAAGCATCAGTTATATGTAATCCCATAACGAAATCACTTTGAGTTGCGTCACTTACTTTAAATCTGCTTGAAAAGAATGCTCTTTTTCCAGCAGCAAGTGTGAATGCTTCGCCTTTTAGCTGCAAGAAGTCTAGATCGTTATCTCCAGCTGCGTTAGTAAGCAATAAAGCTCCACCAGCGGATGAAGTAACTGCTTCTGTTGCACTACCTGTACCAGCTTCAGTTGTAGTAATTGTCCAATCACCAGAGTTGTACGTCATAAAGTCATTAAAATAACCGTAGTACGTTTGATCCGATGGATATGGTTGAAACATCGGTAAGTCTTTTTTACTTTTACTAGCAACAGTATTACCTGCCCATAGTATTAGATTTTGAAAATGTGGATTAGCCATTATGAACTCCTTTTATTTGTATTAATGGAAACCTTTACGGTCCTCATCAAGCTAATTAACTGAATTCAGTTTACTATGAGGCATCTTCTAAAGCAATAGGAAGTGAATCTTTTGCTTCCAATACTTTATTTCTTGCTTCTACTAATGATTCGTAGGTTTCTTTGATGATAGGGTCCTTACCAAAATGTTCTAACATATCTGCTCCCACCATTTCTATTAGTGCTTGAGCTGTAATTAATCTACCGTTTATATCTTGAATTTTTGAATTTACTGACATGTTGTTGTACTCCTTCTTTTGCCTTATGTCATATTTAACCGCTAGGTCTATATTTATTAGTTTCTTTTGTAGATCAGAATAGCTATTCCAATCTCTAATTTCTTCTAAAGTTCTGCCACAACCAGCACATTGTTCGTCTGTTCCATACGTAGTTGAGCAAACACCTGTGCAGGGGTTTTGGGATAGGGACACAACATCACTAAGAATGTTCATGCCTCAATTCTACATATTTTTATACGAATTGTAAATTTAGAGGAAAAAAAGGGGGCTGTTAAGCCCCCAATAATTGTAGTTGAGTAAAAAACGCTACAATCAACCGTTCAATTAAGCTCCTTGAGAACCGTAAACGGCTCTGAAGTTAGAATATCCGAATGAATATCTTTCTCTAGCTTTGTATCTCATGTTTCCAGTATCGAAATCACCTTCTAATGCAGTTTGCATTGGAGATCTTTCAAAATACTTAAATCCATCAGGACAGTCTGTTTTCAAGAAGAAAGCATCTGTATCTGTTAGATAATGATTTACAACATAGCCATCAGGAATCATACCTTGATTTCTGATTGAGTTAATGTCGTTGTCAGAAGTACCAACTCGCCCAGGAGTTTGTAATAATCTGTCAGCAACAAACTGCAACTGAGGTGGAACAATCAACTTCATTCCTTTTAGTGCAATATTAAGACCTTTATCATCCGTAAATGTAGAGATATTAATTAATGCATCTTCAAGTGAAGTTTCATTAAGATCCGCCATAGTGGTTGCTCTATTTGCTAAAGTACCGCCGCCCCCTAGAGGGTGAGCAGTATTGATTAATGATACACCATCACCACCAGCAGTAGAGAACGCATTGTTCAATACAGCCGCAGCTTTGATTTGTTTAGTATTAGCCATAGATCTAGCTAATGCTTTTGTGTATCTAGCACCAAGACGATCATACAAATTATCTTCAACAGCTTCTTCTGTTAGCGCGAATGCTAAAGCAACTGTTTCGTGAGTATAACGAGAAGTATAACCTTCGTTAGCATTGTCAAATCTGACTCCGCTTCCTTCAGCTTTTACTTCAGCATTACCAAACCCAACGATTAAAGTTTCTTCTTCAAACGCTCTATCAGAACTCTCTGTATCAAAGATTTCTGTATGCTCTGCTTCATACCTAGCATATTCCATACCGAACAAGGCATTTAGGCCAGGCTCTAATTCTTTCGCTAATTGCGCTCTATTTATTGCCATTATTAAACTCCTGTAGGATCGACATAGAAATGCTCATTAAACTTAACTATAACGTTAACGTTAGCTGAACCTGTAGTACTGTTATCTGGGTCAGAGCTGAAGCCCATAATTCTGAAAGTCGCAGTTGTTGCGGCTGTTGTTCCAGATAATTCTACTGCTGACATACCAGTTTTGGTTGAGCCAGTAGTATAAGAAATATCTGCATTTAAGCCAACATCAGTCTGCGCTGGAGAACCTGCGCTCTGAATTTCAAATACAGCATTAGGATCATCTACCACAAACGCTACAATATCGGACGATACAGTTCCATCAGGGTAGTAAGAACTAAAAACAACGTCTCCGCTGCTATCAGTATACTGACAACCCCTAAAGATACCTACTGATTCATCACCAGCTGCTGCTACTAAAATAGTACCAGTATTAAGCATCTTAACTAAATCGCCTGAAAAAATATTCCCAGAAGCGCCAGAAGCAATTTTATATTCCGTCATGCCGCCATTAGCAACACCAGAACCTAATTTACCTACTACTCTTGCTCCAAAGGGTGCATTTTTGTTAGACATAATAAGTCACCTATATTATTTAAAATTAAAAAATTTGATGATCAACTACGTTGACCACCGCCAAAAGTTACTTTGCTTGATCTCTCTGGTTTTAACATCGGAGAGCTTGGGTCAGATTCTCTTAATAAATCGTTATCTACAGCATCTTGCTGAGTGTGCGCACGATCTGCGAAGTAGGAGTTTCTTTCTTCGCGTGTTTCGTTAGGAATCTTAGCCAGCAGCAAACCGCCAACTGAAACTACTCCCGCATGTTTACCGTCATCTAAAGTAGGAAGCTCGAATCCATCTAACTCTTCGGCTCTGACAAGATCGAAACCTTCTCTCATCCTCGAAGTTACATTTTTCCTGTCTTCGCTACCTGCGATTTCAGCTCTGATCCACCTGTAGGTATAACCTTCAGGTGCGGGAGGAGTATCCAACATTGATGGTGGACTCCAGGGTTTGCGAGCAACTTTTTTAGCTCGAGTGTCGGCAGAACGTGGTGTTCTGTTTAAATCTTTTGTATCTTCTGTCATAGTTTTACCTTTTAACGTATTTAGCGTACTCACCTAGTGGTACGTTTAATCTTTTAGCCATTTGAACTTCAGATGGAGACAATTTTACTTGTCTTTTGTTAGAGCCTGGATTACCAGCAACTCTTCCAGCTGAAGCCACCTTTTGTTGAGGCTTAGATTTAACAGAAGATTCTGTAAACTTCTGCGGGAATTCTTTACGAATTCGCCTATCGACCTCAGTATAGTACTCTTCTGAACCAACGTCAAAGCCTTCAGCCTCTAACTGATTGTTGATTGCCATAGCACCCATGGTCATTACTTCGTCTTGACCAAACCATTCGTTCTTTTCAACCCAAGCCTGTTCTTTTTCTCCTAACTGAGGAGCAACATTTTGTTGAGGTTGTTGAACATAATTTTGATAGTTAGTTTGTTGCTCTTCTTGAACATGTTGTTGATATTCTAGTTGGGTTTTTGAAGTCGTAACTTTGTTCTCCTCTACTGCTATTTTTGCTAAAACTTCTTGAGCTTTGGCTACCTTTTCATAATCTGCAACTTCATGTGCATTTTTTAAGGCTGCTAAAGCTTGTGCTTTTTGAGATTTTAATCTGCTTTCTGCTTCTTGTAGATAAGATCTATCTAGGCTTGAAGATCTAGTTTTAAGATGTTGATTTTCTTCTGCAATCCTTTTTGCATACTCATAAGCAGATTCTTGGCCTCTTTCAGCCTCTCTTAGCTTACGAGTGAGTTTGCTAATTCTTTTTTGAACTTTTTCAGAATAGTCTTCTAACTCATCTGCTGACTTTTCTTCTGGTTCTGTAGAGACATCTTCAATAGCTTTTTCAGATTCTTCATCATTTTCTTCTTGTGGCGCTAGATCTGCAATTTTACCGCTAGGTTTTTCCTCTGGTAAATCTACTTCAACAACTTCACCCTCATCAACTATTTCTTCGTTTTTTGCTTCTTCTGACATATTTGCTCCTTATACTGCAAGGATATCGTCAGGATCTAAAATGGTAGCTATCACTTCGTCATCATTAATGATTCTGCATTCAGATTCATCACCTAACTTAAAGCGAGCGCCAGCATATCTTCCTATCAACACCCATTGTTTTTCCTGACACCAAGCCTCAGCAAACTTGCTAGAGTCTTTGTAGCAATCAGGACCCATTTTAACAACATACCCTACAACCGTTGCTAGAGATTCTCTGTCAACCGTTGATTGTACTAAGTGGATTCCACCTTCTGTTACTGCCTTACCTTTGTATGGAAGAATAAGTATTCTCCATCCAGTCGGTTGAGGCATTCTTTCTAAAATTGATTTATCTAAAAGAGTAGGATCTAAAACTCTTGCACCTTGCTCTACATAAGGAATTGCTTCCTCCGCAGGGGGAGTTTCTTTTTCTTTCTTTTTAGCTTCGTTTTTGGTTTTGGTTTCTTCTTCTATTGCTTGAGCAACATGGTCAGGTACGTGTATCTTCGGCATCTTCTTGTATTTTTCCCAGCAGCTCCCTAAATGAATTTTCTGCGTCAACGAGAGAGCTGTAACGTCCACACAGATACTGATATTGTGCAAAGTCTTTAGCCCCAGCTAAAATAACATCCTTTACACTTTCTTTTTGGGCCTCAATTTCTTTTAAAAATTTTTGGCCTATCCAAACTACTGACACTTAATAAATGCCAGAAAACTTGCCACCATATTCGGCAGCGCCCATACCTCTAGCTTTACCTTTACCCATTCCAGGTTTAGGTGTTGTATTGGCATCAAAAGTTCCTGCATCTGTTTTTAAAGGAGCAAGACCTTTATTACTGTACTTAGCTTTATTCTTAGTTACAGTTGGAGTTTTTTGTTGTGATATCTCAGTTCTTTTTATCATGTTGTTTATTATCTTGGTTAAATAAATTATTTGCAAGTTTTTATTTACCTTGACCTCTATATTTTTTTCGCCGTTGATTTTTATTAGTTCCAGCACCATCACTTAAACGACTATTGCCGATAGATGTTTTTTTCTTAATACGAGTGACTTTTTCTTTAGCCCAGCTTTTTGGCATTTTGTTTTTTTAACTCTCTTTCTTTAAGCAATAACACCAAGTCATGCCATCGGTACATACGTTTATTAACGTCATCCCAAAACCAACCTTTAATTGTTTTTGTTTCTGGCATCTAACAATTTAAATCTAGCTTGCTGTTCTAATCTTGCTCTAGCAGTTTCATCTCTAAGTTCTGCTATATCTTCCTGCGCATCAATTCTTTCTCTATCCACATTCATTCTTTGTTGTGCTTCTTGCATTTTTCTTTGCTCAGCTGCTAAGAATTGTTGCTGCTCTATAGATAGCTCTTGACCTTTTAGAGCAAGTTCTTGTTTTCTAATTGCAACTAATGGATCTTCATCTTGAGGAGAAGCGACTTTTTGATTGTACTCTGCTAACAACTCAGCAAGTATTGGAGCTGAGAATTGTGCCAATATATCGCCTGCTTGAATAGATAAGTTTTGTGCTTCTTCAGGTGATGCTTGTTGAGCCTGTTGTTGTAACTGTTGGAACTGTTGCATAACCTCTGGTGGCATTTGCTGTTCACCCAGAAGATCTGCTTTCATTTGTAAATGCTGCATGATATGAGAATGTATCAAAGCTTGAACCTGAGCATTCATTTGAACAGGTGGTGTATTTAACAAAGACATATGAATAGCAATATGCGCATCATGATTTTGTTGTGGGAATGCTTGAGCTTGCTGACCTAATAACAGTTGATTATTTTCAAAACCAGCTTCAATAGGAAGTGGATCTGTTGGAGGGGGTGGTGTAAGTATTTGTTCTACGTTATCTACACCAATCGCTGAATACATTCTTTTGTAAGCTTCGTAAGTACCGTTAGGCCCATGAACTTGTGGGTTAGATTGTACTAACTGCATCATCTCTTGAGCCATAGCAATTCTTTGTGACTGACTAAATATATCTGGATTGGAAACAGGAAAAATATCAACTCTTTCATCAAAGTCAGATAACTTAATTGTGGTTTCGTTATTTGCTACTGCATAAGGATATTCTTGTGGCAAATATTCTTGAAACACTTGCGATAATATTCTAAATTCTTTCTTTTGAGAGTTATGCAATCTTTTATGAATAGCAGATAAAACTTTCGTAGATCTTTCTAATAAAGCTAATGTAGTTCCTACAGGAGCGTTTGGATTACCTTGTCCTGTATTTATTTCTGCAATAGATGCAAATTTTTGACCAGAATTAACTAACATGTTTAACAACTGAAGCAAGGTTCCGCTTGGTTCTTTAAATGGTAACGGTTGTATTGAATCTCTAAGAGATCCTCCAGGAGCATCTACATCTCTAAACTCCCCTGGTTGAATAGGAGTGTCTTCATCTCTAATTCTAATACCTCTAGTTTTAAAACCAGCAGGTAAGTTTGCTAAAGTTCCTGCATCAATTAACTGTCTCATGATTGAGGTAGATGCTTTGGATAAACCACCAATCATGTGAGTTAAACCAAATCCGTAAAAACCTAATCCAGGCAAGAATTTAAAGTGTACAAAGTATTCTATTTTATTTTTAAGTTCGTCATCTTCTTTGTAGTTTCTTCTAACAGATAAAACTTCGTTTGAATTAGCATCTATCGTTACGATATAAGGAAGTTTTATTCCAGTCATTTCGCCTTCTTCGTCAACGTCTTCGTAACCGTCAAGCTCTAAATTGCAATGTACTTCATATAAAACAGATATCTCTCCATCATCGTAAGATGGCTCCATACCAGAAAGCTTATCTATTTCTTCTTTAACACCAGAATAGTTTTCTGCGTTATCACCACTTTCTAAATCTATCTTTCTGTAAAAACCTAGTGCTTGTAATTTTCTAACTTCGTTTTCTGATATTTTTACAACATTAGTAATTCTAGGACAGGTTTCTAAATCAGTTGTAAAGTAAGGAACAATTAAATCTTCAGGCGCAATAAACTTAGATACAGCTCTACCTAAACTTTCATCATAATAAACTTTTTTAAATGCAGATCCTGCTAGTGGTAAATAAAATAATAGTTGGTCTAACTCTTGATCAAACTCTTCCATTACATGAGTAATTTGGTAGTTCATAAACTCTTTAACTCTTTGCGCTTGTTCTTCTACCAAAGAATCATAAGCCCCTATGACTTGAGTTTTAACTGGACCACCTGACGGCAAAAGTTCTTTATAAGCTTGCGCTTGGAAGGTTGTTACAGCTTCACCTAATAATGGATGTATCACACCAGACGCACCTTCAAAAGGTTCAGATCTTTCAGCATCAAACCTCATGCCTAAGTATTCAAGACCGTCTTTATAAGTTTTTTCCCAATCTTCTCTTGAGGCTTTATCTTTCTCAATACCAGCCATTAACTCATTTGATATGTTTGCTAGTTGTTGATCGTCTAATATTTCAGCTAAGTTTTCATCAAAACCTGTTTCTACTTCTTCGGTCATGGTTTCGCCTAAGATAGCGCTACCATCTTCTTGCATTTCAAAACCTTCGGTCCCTGATTCTCTGATTGCTTCTAAAGCAATACTCATG